AAAAAATCTCGGCCCGCCAGAGTTTAAAGATGAATTCAGACTACCAGAGGATATGTCTCTCTCGGATTTAGACAAGCTAACGCGAGACGACTGCTTTAACTATGCTTACCAACTATATCAATACGCCGACCACATAAATCAAGAAAAAAGCAAACAGGAGACCGTAATAAACTGGTGTAAGTCGTCCATAATGACTATAATATCCCAGGAGTCTGAAAACTTTTCACAGTATACAAAGCATGAAATGAAAGAGGCTACTGTCATCCGAGAAAACATGGTAGCGAAAAAAATACACGAGTGGAACAGTGTGGCAGAGGCGAGGGTTGCTTCGCTGAAGAACAAAGAACAAATAGTTAGAAGAAAAGCCGACTGTCTAATAGAGAAAGGAAAAAGGAAATGATAGATTCAGCAAACGATGAGATAATTAAAAGTATTCTAGCGGGCCTAACAGAAGAACAAAAGCAAAAGCTTATAGACCAAGTGGTTGGTGTTCCAGAGGACAAACCTTCAGGAGAGCGAAATGAACAAAGCCCGAAACAAAGTGGTAGAGTTAATGAAGACTTTACAGTCAATAGAGACCTAACACAGAAAGTGAGAGAACCAGTGAGAGCAAAGAAAAACAAGTGGACCGACGAGGGAGAAGCCCATAAGGACATTGAAACGCCAATGTTCGAAAAGACTCCACGAGCAAGAAAACCTCACAAGATGCAAGAGGTTGAGTGCCACGCCTGTGGAAAGTCTTTCAAGATCGACCCCTCAAACACTTATGGGGAATACCATAGATGCAACCGCTGCGGAGGCGGAAGGTAAAAAGATGAGTTCAAAATTGATGGACGTTGGCGCAGAAAGAGCTGTGCTCGCTGGGCTATTTTCGTATGGAATAGAATCATACGTTGAAGTATGCGACCTTATTGACCATAAAACATTTGGACATCAAAACAATCAAGTATTGTATAAATGTCTAGAGAAGGTACTTCAGGATGAGGTGCTTGTTGACATACCGGCAATACTAGCCGCAGCAAGCCAACTCGGCCTTTCGGATGCTATCAACACCAAGCAGGAGCTAGAGTATATAAAATCCTTGATGGAGTTTCCCGTCAAGAAAAACAACGTTGTACATTTCGCCAGCCAGATTAAAAAATTCGAGTTTGCTCGTAAGATCAAATCACTAGCAGCAAAGATCGGTAGGGATGTCGATGAAATAAACGGTGACGAAAATATAGACGAAATTATCGGGTTGATCGAAAACCCCATAATGGAATTCCTACGAGAAGACGAAACCAACAGCAAACCAGAGAAACTTGGCGATGGCATCGAAGAGTATCTGGATTTTCTAATTAACAATGAATGTGATCAAATTGGAGTAGCCACGGGCTTCCCGAGGTTTGACGCAGTAATAGGAGGAGGTTTGCGTAGGAAGTGTGTAGACCTTGTATCGGCTAGACCTGGGGTTGGTAAATCTGTTTTTGCAGACAATGTAGCCCTTAACGTAGCCTCACGTGGTATTCCCGTCTTAATGTTAGATACGGAAATGTCCAAAGAGGATCATTTAAATAGAATCATTGCTAACCTAACTAATATACCTATCAATGATATATCAACAGGCAAAGCTCTACAGGATGAAGAGAAGTTTATCAAGATCAAGGCTGCTACAGAGCAAATAAAAGAGATGCCATATACGTATGTCACCGTATCAGGAGCGCCGTTTGAGACAATAATAAACACCATAAAGCGGTGGATTATGCAAGAGGTTGGAACAGATGAGAATGGACAGACCAATGAATGTCTAGTGATTTATGACTACTTGAAGCTGATGTCGTCTTCAGCTATAAGCAATAATATACAAGAATACCAGGCTCTTGGTTTCCAGATCACCTCACTACATAATCTTGCTGTAAAGTATGATTTTCCCTGTTTGTCGTTTGTTCAGTTGAACCGTGATGGCATAACTAAAGAGTCTACGGATGCTGTATCTGGGTCTGACAGATTAATTTGGCTTTGTACCTCTTTCAGTATCTTTAAGTTAAAGTCCGTGGAAGAATTAGCCGAAGATGGTCCAAGAACCGGAAATAGGAAGTTGGTGACACTAAAAGCTCGACATGGAGCCGGATTAATGGACGGCAACTATATAAACATGAAAATGTATGGAGAGCATAGCAAGCTGGAAGAATTGAGGACTAGAGATGAGTTCATTATACACAGGGAAACCCAAGGGGCAATTGAAGGTTCGGAGTTACCATTCGATGAAGACGAAGAAGCATGACCTTGTCAAAATTAGATCGCTGGTCTATGACAACCTAGAGAAACTCCTAGAAAGCTTTAATATAGAGTACGAGTCATTTGAAGATGTTATCTTTTGTAAGTGCCCAATTCACGAGGGCAGCGATAACCCAAAGGGCGTGTCTTTCTCAAAGGAGAGGCGTCAGTGGAAATGTTGGACTAGAGGTTGCCATGAAGAAAATTGGGATATATACGGTTTTGTAAAGGCTGTTCTTTCTACGAGGAGTGGAGAAGACAAAGAGTTTAAAGATGCCCTAAGATATATTCTTGATCTTTATTCGATTGGAGATAAGTACAAGACGGAAAAAATTGACCAGCCTGTCGAGGATGATTTTTCAAGGGTTGTCAAGGTATTTAAAAGGAACGAGCAGTTACAAAATGTAGGGACTTGTAGACAAGTGTCGACAATTGGTAACTCCCCATACTTTGAATCAAGAGGCTTCCATCGAAACACACTTAAATATTTTGAAGTAGAAGACTGTGAAGATAAAAATTCTACAATGTTCAACAGGGCCGTTATACCGATCTACTCGGATAAAGATATCCTTGCGGGATATATTGGAAGGGCCGTCAAATCTTACATTCAGCCAAAGTTTATATTCACAAAGACATTCAAAAAAACAGACTACCTATATAACTACTACAGGGCTATAGAACATGCCCAGAAGGTTTCTTGTTTATTTGTATTAGAGGGGCAGGGTGACGTTTGGAGGATGCACGAGGCTGGAGTAAAAAATTGCGTAAGCATATTCGGAAAGGATATTTCTGAGGTGCAGAAGAATAAGATAATGACAAGTGGCGTTACCAGATTAGTAATACTGACAGATAACGATCAGGCAGGGCGAGAGTCTAAGATTAAAATTCAACGTATGTTCAACAGGATGTTCACCTTAAGGTTCCCAGCGTTATCTAGAAATGACGTTGGAGACATGACCGTAAATCAAATACAAAAAACTATTCTAACTAATTTGAGAGGACTCTATTGATGACAAGGATTATTGGTATCTCTGGGAAAAAGCAGTCGGGTAAAAGTACGTCTGCCAATTGGTTTCACGGACTCGTATTAAAAGACCAAGGTTTGGTGGAAGACTTTAATGTTGACGCCAACGGTAAGCTAGCGATTGAAACGTTTAATCAAGCCCGTGAAAAGGGATGGGGAGTGTTCGACGTTGACAGAAAAGATGAAGCTTTTGTGGAGTACGCAGAAGAGGAAATGTGGCCTCATGTAAAGATGTACAGCTTTGCCGACACGTTAAAGAATTTGGCCGTCCATCTATTTGGTCTACGTCCAGAACAGGTTTATGGCTCAGAGGAAGATAAAAACTCGCTGACAGAATTTGGATGGGAAGACATGCCAGGGATTACTACCAATCCACATCTGCTACAAATGGGTGCTGTTGATATGGGTTGTAAGACATTCGGTGTAACATATCACGCCGCAGGCCCAATGACCGCCAGAGAGTTTATGCAACACTTTGGCACAGATGTCATGCGTAAGATGTATTCAAACATTTGGGTTGACAACACTATCAAAAAAATTCTTGCAGAAGGTAGTGAACTTGCAGTGATACCAGACGTTAGATTTCCAAACGAGGTAGAAGCGGTTCTCGCTAATGGGGGCGAGGTAATAAGACTATCACGAGTTTATGAAGAGGATGGACATCAAAGCGAGACCAAGCTAGATCCTGAAAACTTTGACCACTCTGGATTCACACACGTTATAGAAAATGCAGACATAGGCATAGATGGCCTGTTGAATAAACTTACTCAAATATACAGAGGACAAGCCTAATGATAGTTACGTATGTTAGATCTTCAAGCTATAACAATTACGACTACTGCCAGATGCAATATTTCATGACTTATGTGCTAGGCCACCAGTCTGACAGTGGGCAAAAGGCAGAGATAGGAACAATGGTCCATAAGGTGATGGAAGTGTTAGCTGGACTTAAAAAGTATCAGCAGGATAAACCACGTGTTAAATACTTAAAAGTAAATGACGACGCAGTAGGAGAGGTAAAGGTTTCAAAGGACGATCTTTACACAGATGAGTTTGTAGAAACTTTAGCCGATTTAAGCTATGAGTCATATAAGAAAAACTCTAAACACACTTGGAGACCGGCAAACAAAAAAGAAATACTGAAAGTAACCTGGTTGATGTTACTGCATAACGATGGTCAATTCGACCCCCGTAATAGAGACGTGTACGAAACGGAGCCACACTTCGACATTCCAATTGAAGAGGATTGGGCAAAATTTGAATATGAAATGCCAGATGGCAAGACCGTTGAGGGGCAGCTAGCGATAAAGGGAACCATAGACATGGTGACAAAGCTGTCAGATGACACGCTAGAGGTAATAGATTGGAAGACGGGCAGAAGGCTAAACTGGGCCACAGGAGAAGAAAAGACCTTCGACAAACTCATGGATGACCCTCAACTGCTGCTCTACTATTACGCCATATCCAAGCTGTATCCAGAGTTTCCAAACAGAATTATGAGTATTTTCTTCTGTAAAGATCCAGACGGCAAAATAGACCCTCAGCCCTTTAGTATGCCGTTTGAAAAAAAGGACGAGGGAAGATTTTTGGGGATGTTAAAAAATAGGTTTGAAGAAATCAAAAAAACTCAACTTCCTAAGCCTCTCAACAGAGACAGAAAGGGGTTTAAGTGTAGAACCCTGTGTCATTTTTACAAGAATAATTGGCCCGGTACAGATCAAAAGATGTGTATGTATATAGAGGACCACTTGAAAGAACACGGTATGAAAAAAACCGTGGACGATTGCACAAGCAAGGGATTTAACATTGGTTATTATGAGGCACCAGGCTAAAAAGGAGGCAAAAATGCTTGATATACGAACAAATAGAAGAGACTTTATTAGAGTTGGTGGGCTTGGAATGAGCTACCTTTCTTTATCAGATGCTATATCTGCTGAGGAAGTCATATCGAATGAAAAATCTGTAGTTTGGGTTTGGCTGGGGGGTGGTCCCACACAATTTGAAACCTTCCACGCTCCAACTGGACCCGTACCAGACACACACTCTTCTGTTAGCGATATTGTAACTCATAGTAATGGCCTTGCCTTTGGTGGGTTGTTTGAAAATTTGATCAAAAGAGGGGATAATTTAACTGCTATAAACTCTTTTTCACATGGAGACTCTTCTCACAGACAGGCTACTCACTGGATGATGACGGGTCAGCGCAACCCAAAGAGAGAAAATACGGCAGATTCAGAATTTCCAGGTCATGGAGCAATTGTTTCGTCTGTTTTTGGCTCTAATCATCCTGCGAATGGAATGCCAGCATATGTCAAACAGGGTAAGATAGAAGGCGAACAACCCGCATTTCTTGGTGGATCGCACAAGCCATTCGACCCATCGAATAAAGAAAATCTATCTCCACGTATAGAATTAGATAGGTTCAAAGATAGGAAGGGTCTATTGGAGCGGTTCGATAAAAAAACCAACCTATCAAAGGATGCAGAGTCATTTGCAAAGATAGGAAAACAGGCGTACAACGTTATAATGGGAGAGGCCAAAAACGCCTTTGACCTAGAAAAAGAAAAGCCAGAAACTAGAGAGCGTTATGGCAAGGGTGGCATCGGAGACCAAATGTTACTTGCTAAGAGGCTCGCTGAACACGGCACCAGGTTTGTCACCGTACATTACGGCGGGTGGGACATGCACAGTAATGTCAAAACAGCACTAGAGGGAAAGGTTCCCCCGCTAGACAAGGCTCTATCGGCCTTCGTTGATGACATATACGACTCTGGCCTTAGTAAAAACGTCATGCTGGTTGTGACTGGAGAATTTGGTAGAACCAGATTGAATGCGAACTCTGGACGCGATCATTGGCCGTCTATTACTCCTATGCTCCTTTCAGGTGGAGACTATGAACACGGCAGAGTAATTGGAAAAGCAGATAAGGGTTACTATCCAACTGATCAAAAAATTGGGCCAATTGATTTAGCGATGACCCTCTTTGATCACTTTAATATAGACCCCAAGATACAAAGAATAGACCAAGGTGGAAGACCTAGATACTTACTGGACGGAGAGGGGAAGGTTATTTTGTAGGACTTAAGAGGTTGTTATTACATATGCAAAGGGATTGCTATGAAAAATTTCTCACTAGGGTTTTTTGTTTGCCTTTCTTTATCATTAGGTACTTACTTATTCTGGGAAAATTATAGACATGTTCCCGTTATGATTAAACAGGTTCCCGTTTATATTTTTAAATCCCCATCAGGTTCACCTCTTAAGGTTCCACCTCCACCTATACCGGATGGCAGTGTAGCAAAAAACTTCTACTTTTAGGAAACAAATAATGAACGAAACATTGAACAGAAGAAACTTTATAGGACATTCAACTGGACTTGCCGCCCTGTCTATGGCTTCGCTTACTTTTGGCCAACAGATTATTAAAAATCATTCTAAACTTCATAAAGATCAAAAGGCTGCGATTCTCATATGGCTGGGCGGCGGTCCTCCTACTATTGATATGTGGGACTTGAAGCCGGGAACTAATGAGGGCGGTCCATTCCAACCCATTAGCACTACTGGTGATTTTCAAATCTCAGAACATATGCCCCTTCTGGCTCAGAGGGGTGATGACTTCTCACTCATTAGGAGTATGAGCACTCGTGAGGCAGATCATGGTCGTGGATCGTATATGATGCACACTGGATTCTCTCCTAATCCCAATATGGTACACCCTTCTGTGGGAGCCGTAGTAGCTAATGAGATCGGCCCA